AGGCGGCGGCGTGGGCGGCGGCGGCGGCGGCGGCGGAGGCGGCGGCGGGGCGCGACCGCCAGCGAGCGGACTTCCTCGAGGCGGTGGCATGAGGCCCCCGCTTGACCCGACCGGCGCCCCGAGTGAGGTGGTGACCCTGCGCATGACCGCCGCCCAGCGTAACAAGCTGCGCACCCTCGGCGGGGCGGCCTGGGTGCGCGCTCGGCTCCCGCGCCCCGGTGGCTTGACTACCCCCCACGGGTGCTTCCGAGGCGTTGCGGTGCCCGAGAATATGGACGCCCCCGGCGGTGCGGTGGGGGTAATAGAACAGCACATCCGGCGTGGGTTGTCCGGCCCGCTTGCGTACCAGTACCTATTCAGGCCGAGCCCGTACGCGAGCGGGGTTGTGTTCCGGTTTTGCCCCTTTTGCGGGGAGGCTCTTAGATGAAACGCCACACGATCAGGCTCGACGCACTCTCGCAAACCGTCTGGTGCGAGGAGTGCGGGCGGGAGTTCTCACCGCCCTTGGACCCCGCGCAGCTGTCGCGCGAGGAGTGCCCGGGGCGCAGCGGCCCCGGGCGGGATCTCGACAGTCAGGCAACAGTGTTCGTGGAGGGAGCGTAATGAACAAACCGAAGATATGGTCAATGGCAGGGACCTGGCTTTGCGTAAGCACCCACCGCGCTCGGGTCGGCCTCGGCCACACGCCTTTGACGGCGTACCGGAACTGGATCCGGATTAACGCCCCGTCCCCGGCGGAAACCTTGGGTGTTAGGCGCCACCGAGGTTGAGCCGTAGCCCTAGCCACACCCGCGCGCCCCCCGTCCGCCGGTTGCCGATGCCTCGCTCTGTCAGGCGCCGGGTAAAGCTGGTCGACGTTTGGGGGCGCATCCCGTTTTCCGCCGCCCACATTTTGTAAGCCCCGTAGAGTAGCCGGCCGTCTGTCTCCGCCGCCCCGTCCCGCACCGTCTGGTCCTCGAGGAAGCGGCCGACGAGGTCCATTTCCGTCCGGTACTCGGCCGTTGCGGCCGCCACCGCGGCGGGGATATCCGACAGCCCGCGCCGCTGCCACTCAAGGCACCCCCGTACCATCCAGGCGAGGATGTGGGGGGCCTCGGCGCGCAGTTTGTCCGGGAGCGCCGGGTCGCGCTCGCTCTCGGTAAATACCCGGGTAAAGGGCACTAGGCGGATCCGGCTCCAAATGCCGTAATCGTTACCGCGCACCACCGGCTTGTGGTTGCCGAGGACCAGCAATTTGAACTGCGGTTTGAAGTCGACCGGCGGGGCGTAGAGCTGGCGCACGCTGATGGTATCGCCGCCCGTCAGGGTTTTGACGAGGTTCTCGGCAAGGGCGGTGCCCTCCTCGGTCTCACTCGTCAAGGCCATGCGCGCACCGATCAGGGCGGCTAGGTCCGGGGACGCACTCCCGGCGTTGCGCTTGGTGTCGGTCAGGGTCTCCGAGCTCACGCTGCGGGCGTAGTCCCCCATGACGGTCTTCAGAGTCTCAGCGAACGTGCCCTTACCGTTGCGGCCGAATCCATAGGCGAAGACGAAGAAATGCTCCCGCGCGTCCCCCGCCAGCAGGTACCCGCACCAGCGCTGTATCCAGTCGATGAGTTCGCGGTCGTGGTTGAACACTTGCTCGAGGAACGACCGCCACCGGGGGCACGCCTCGGGCCGGCCCGCCTCCCCGACAGACAAGCTCTTGGTAATGTAATCGGTGTGCTCGGCCGGCCGCGTCAGCCCGGTGCGCAGGTCGATCACGTCCCGCGCTTGATTGACTCCTACGAGCATCGGGTCGCTGTCCAGGGAGGCGAGCGGAAGGCGCACCCCGTCGAGGTCCGACAGGATGCCCACCGCGGCCCGGATGGTGCCGGCCTGCTGTGACTGTCGCGCCCACTTGGCGAATTTATCGCCCTCGTACAGGTTATTCGCCCCCTCGGAATAAACCACCGGCGCCAGCCCTGCGGCCAGTCCGCGCACCGCCGCGCCGTCCATATCCCACTGCCACGCGCCCGCCCGCCACAGGACCCACCCGGACACGTCGTGCACGTAGCGGACGTCGCCGCCGTGCCGATCGTGCAGGCGCATGGCGTTACCGAGTTCCGTCAGCGGCCGAGTGGCCGCCGTGCCGTCCCTTGCGTCGGCGAACGGGCTGGGGAGTGCCGGCACGGTGAATGCCCCCGGCGCCGGTGTTGCGGCCTGCAGCGGGGCTGCAATCGGCTCGACGTACCACGAGGTTTGCCGGCTGCAGGCGGCCAGGATGGTACGGGGCAGATAGTCCTCCCGCTCCCACTTGTCGCGCGCGAGCTCGGATTGCCGCATGAGGTGCTCGATGCGCTCGCAGTCGTTACCGGTCCAGAAGGCCAGATGCTGGGCGAGGGCTGCGTCCGCGGAGGAGCAATCCCACGCCCGCCCCTGGCCGCCCCCGTCCGGGTACGCCCGCGCCAGCACCTCGGCATTGCCTTCCCACAGGTCCGCGAACGTTGCTTTGCCGGCCAGCAGCCCGCGCATTGACTGGCGGGAGGAGCAGGCGCGGCGGATGAGGTCCCCGTCGTCCAGGATGGGGCGGGCGCCGTCGACCGGGCCGTCCGTCCATTCCGCCGCGCGCGCCTCGCTCGGGTCCCGCTGGAAATACCGCGCGATGATGCCGGCCAGCGCCAGCGTGCAGTCGACCGCCGCATCGCCCACCGCGCCGGTACCAAGCGCGATGAACCGCAACTCGTGATAGAGCTCGAGGCCGAGGGGGTTCCGGGTTTTGTGCGGTGGCATAGGCCCCGCATAACTGCCCCAAATGTGGAGGCCGCGCCCGCTGTTGGACACCTCCACCATCGCCCCGGGGAAGGCCGCGCACAGCTCGAGGGCCAGGGGGCTCCACGTGTTATCGGGCTGCAGGCACCCGTCGATATCCAGGCAAAAGAGCGGGTCGTCCGAGGTAATCACAAAGGCCAGTCCCACCCCGTAGCGGGTGGCGGCCTGGGCGGCCTCGGCGTGCGTTACCCACAGCGCCGAGTCGTGCGCGTTGCAGTCATACCCGGTGCGCGGGTCGCACGGTATCTTATCCGTTTTGCCGGGGCGGGTGGCACTCGGGGCGGTGCGGAAAATCAGCCACTGCGGGCGGGAGGTTAGAGCAAGCATTACAGGCACCCCGGCGAGATCCACAATCTTTCACGCGCGGCATTCTCCCGCCCGCGCCCGTCCCCCTGCGACCCGTAGCCGCCGCGGGCCTTCCAAGGTACCGACCGCCACCCCAGCAGCGCAAGGGCATCATGCTCCCCGGCGTACCCGGCCAATACGATACGTAGGTCGGGGTGGTTGCCGTTGGCGATGCACCACTCGAGCGTACGGCCCGCGACTCCCGCCGTGCTGCCCACCCCGTAAGGGTCGGTATTGCCGGCGTCGTACGGCGGGTCGAGGAATATTCCCGTCACCCCGTGGCGGTGCGTCACACTCGGACCGAGCACCCGTTCAAAGTCGCCGCATACGACCCGGACGTTACGCAAGCGGGTCGCCAAGTCGTTGAACCACGCGGAGATAAATTGCCCGCGGTGCTCATGAGCGGGGGCCGCGCGGTTAATGCCCTGGCCCCCGTCGCCCACGTGCGGCATTTGGCGGTTGATGCCCCGGCCCCCGTCGCCCACGTGCGGCATTTTGCGGTTGATGCCCCGGCCCCCGTCGCCCACGTGCGGCATTTTGCGCAGCACCCCGCCAGGCTCTCGGCGCACGAGGCGGCCGCCCTCCTCGGTCCAGGGCCCCTCTCCCGAGCACCAGCCGGACCCGATCCAGGCGCATGCGCCCCAAATCCACCATCCCGCCGCTACTGGGTCATGCCACAGCGGGTCGCCCATGAGGCGGTCGGTAATGCTCTCCCGCTGGCGCACTAGCCACAAGTGCCGCGCGTGCAGATCCGCCTCGTTGACAGGCCAGTCGGCCGCCTCGGCCACCGCCTCGGGGTCGTGCTGCATCGCCCGCCACGCATTGGCGAGAAGCCCGTCGGCGTCATTGACGGTCTCGGTCTTGCCGGCGCCGCCGGGGCGCGCGAGCAGCACCGCCAGGCTACCGGCGAACGGCTCGACGTAATTGGGGCAGTCCGCCCCGAGGTATTGCCACACGGTATCGGCCACGGCGGACTTTCCTCCAAAGTAAACGAATGGGGCTTTGAGCATTACGCGCTCTCCCGGTCGAAGCGCTCGCGCGCCCACTCGGCGGCCTCGTCGGGCGTGAGTACCCGGCGCCCCTCGAGGATGACGCGGGGCGGAGGGGGGCACGGGCGCGGCGGTAGATCGCTCCACCGCGCGGCCGGTGCGGACGGGTTCCGGTGCGGCGGTTTCCACCCGGAGTCCGCCGCAACCGGTGCCCGCCCCCTTGCGTTGAACCACCGCCGCAGCAGGTAGCCGCGCGCGATGCTAATTACCGTGAACCAGCAGGTAATGAGGACGTTATCGGCCAAGGGCAGCGTCACCCCATACGCGCTAAATATCGCCAATTGTGAAATTAGCGAGATACCAAACCCGACGGCGGTATTTACTACCGCCTCAATAAGTGACGATTTGCGCGTTTGTGACATTTCGTTACGCCTATAAATAGTGAAAAATTAACGGTGTTGACCTATATCAGAATTGCAGTACGTCAATATCTGTTATGGGGAGACAACGCCATGTCCGCCAAAATCGAATTACCGGACGACCTCGTCAGGGAACTGTCCGCCCGCGGAGCTCACCCCGAGGAAATCCTGCGCAAGGCTCTCGAAGCGCTACCACCGCCCCCGACCGGGTGGTCCCGCATGGGCGTGCATTTGCCGAACGGGACGGACCTCCGCGCCTGGCACAACGGCCGCGCCTGGTGGGCCACGATCAGCAACGGCCGCATCGTGTTCAAGGATGAGGAATTCGACGCCCCGTCCGCGGCCGCCCTACGCATCGCCGGCCGCCCCATGAACGGCTGGGAATTTTGGGAGGCCCATATCCCCGGCGTCGCCGGCTGGGCTACCCTGGCGTCCCTCCGCCCAAAGCAGGCCGGACAGGGCCGCGGCCTTAAGGTCCCTGTCCGCGCCAGTAGCGGCCGAGTCTCCGTGCGCAAGACCCTGGGCAACGATCGCAAGGTTTCGCCGCTCGATGGCCGCCCGCATTAGAACCCGCCGCATGCGAGGCACCGACCCGAGGTACGTGGAGACCAGGCCGGGGCTTACCCCCGCAGCCTTTGCAATCGCCGCGCGGCTTACTTGACGGTAGCCATGCGCGGCCGCCAGGTTCAGGGCCGCCGATAGGATTGCCTCCCGCCGGACGTCGGGCTGCAGCCGTGTGCGCTTCATAGCGTGCCCTCCCCGGCTGCAAACCGCGCGTCGCCGCCGAGCGCGGTAACGATCTCGGCCCAGCGCAATTGCGCCGCCTCCCGCTCGCCGCCGCGGTACTTCCACCCGGGCGCCTTGCACTCGCGGGAGACAAACTGCCCCAGCGTGGCCCCCACGTGGGCGGAGGTGATGAGTACCGGCCGGATGCCGATGAGGTCCGCCGACTTGATGGACGCATTGACCGCCGCGGAGTCATTGGCGAGACCGTAGCGCACCGGCACCCCGCGGTCGTCCGTCAGCACGCCCACATTGTTACGCCACAGGCGCAGCCCCTTGCGGGACGCCTCGAGCCGGATGGCCGCCTGCACGTCCGCCTCGTTGCGGGCCACGCTGGGTGCTACGCCCGGGTCGGTGGTAATGACCGCTTGCAGGTCGGCGAGCGCATCGGCCGGGATGCCCCACCGGGCCGCCCACGCGGTCAGCGCGAGCATGCCGCGGCCTCCCCCATGAGTCCGGCGTACGCTGCGAGGTCCTCGTAGTTGTCCGCGCGGTAGCTGCCCTGCTGGCTGCGCACCGCCTTGAGCAGCACCAGGAACAGCCATCCCTGTTCTGGCGTGAGCTTGACCCCCGTCACCGCAGCGAACGCCGCCACGACCGCCGGAACGCTGCGCTCGCCGCTCGGGGCGTCGTAGGTGGCGGCCCGGTCCTCCATGTGGCCGAGGGCGGCCCGTAGGATCTCCGCTGCGGTCGGGGGCTGGAGGTGAGGCGCGGGGGCCACCGGGCCCGACGGTGCTACCTTGTACGCCACGAGGTCCCGGTCGGCCGCGAGCGACGCCGGTTCCGCGTGCTGCCACCGCAGGCACCCCGCTTGCGCCAGGCCCTCGCACCCGTTGCGTAGCCGGAACCGTACCGCCGTCGTGCCGTCGACCGGCATTTTGCCGCCGTTCCATTCGATCATTGCCTGCTCCTATTCGGGCATTGCCCGCAGTCGTTATCCGTTGCTCGCGCGAGGTACCCGCACGCGATCGGCAGCCAGTCGGTGCGGTGCTCGACCATGTGGGGCTCTCGCGTCCCCGGCTTGTAACCGTTCTGTACGAGCACGACCGTCGCTACTCCGCGGGGGCCCTGCCGTTTGCACGTGTGTTGGTGTCTCATATTAGGTCGGCATGTTGCCCGCTACTGCCGGGACCGTCAATAGTCGACCGCGTAATTCTTCCGCCTCCCGCGCTCCGAGCGCTTGCGCCGTCAGCACGTCGACTCCGTACTCAAGGTAAAAGCGCTTTTGCGCCTCTCGCACGCTCTCGCCTGCGGCCGTCCGCCACCCGCCCCACAGTGCTATGGCCTCCCGCAGCGCGGCCTGCGCCTGCTGCCGCTCGAGGTGGCGATTGAATACCGCACGAGCTGCGGGGCCCTCAAGGTGGCGGGGAATCACCGGGGCACCGTCGATGCGCTCGACCTCGCCGCGCATGGCCGCCAGGACCTCAGGGGATAGCTCCGGGAGGTCCCCGTCGACTTGCTCGGGGCTCGAGCGGCCCACCGGCTCCGGGGCGTGGCCGCAGTAGGGGCACGCCAGCAGCACGCGCTCATAGACGCCCGTGCACTGCGGACAGGCGCGCACGGGGATAGCGGCCGGGCCGGTGCTGCTCCCGCGCCGCTCTCGGGCGTCCAGGGACCACACGCGCGGCCGATCGGGTAGCCCGTGCCGGATGACGTTGCCGACGTGGTCGAGGATGATGGCGCGGTCTTTGCCCTCCATGATGCGAAGCGCGCGGCCGAACTGCTGGGCGAACAGACTGTAGCTGGCGGTCGGCCGCGCCATGCTCACCACCTCGATTGCCGGGAGGTCAAAACCCTCGCCGAACAAGTCCACATTGACCAGTTGCTTGAGCTCCCCGGACCGCAGGCGCCCCACCGCGCGGACCCGGATAGCGTCCGGTGTCTCTGCGGTGACCAGCTCCGCCGGGACGCCCGCCGCGTTAAATGCCGCGCACTGCTCCGCCGCGGCCTCGACGTCGACCGCGAACGTTACCCCCCGCTGCCCGGGGGCGATGCGTAGGTAGTGCGCCACCACGTCCCCCACGATGTGGGATTTATGGACGGCCGCCCGCACCTGGGCCGCGTTATAGTCCCCCGTCGCGTTGCTTACTGCCACGTTGTGGAGGTCGACGTCGGAGAGTGGGGCGAACACGCGGTAATCCGTCAGGAACCCGTGGTCGATCAGCCACCGCATTTGCGGCCCTTCTACCATCGTGTCGACCAGCCCGTCCGCATGCCGGCCGAGGCCCTTACCGTCCGCGCGCACCGGCGTCGCTGTCACCAGCAGGCCGCGCGCATTGGGGAATAGCTCCGCCGCCTTGCCCCACTTGTTCGCCCGTAAAACGTGGTGCCCCTCGTCAATGACCCACATCCCGACCGAGCGCGTCCACGGGTCCTCTTTGCGCCGGATGAGCGTATCCACCCCAGCCACCGCGCACGGGGCGCCGGGGTCATAGTAGGAGGCGCCGAGCTCGATCATCTGCACGGCAACAATGTTGCGGATTACCGCATCCGGGGCGATGACCTTGTGGCGGATCCGCTCCCGCGCCAAGGCGAGCGCTATCTGCCCGACGAGCTCTTGCCGGTGCGCGATAGCCACAGTGGGGCCGCGGTGCTCGCCGAGGACGGATGCGAACAGGACAGTTTTCCCGCCGCCGGTCGGCAGCACCGCCAGGACGTTGCGGGCGCCCCCGGCCCACGCCTGATAGGTGGCGTCCTTGAGTTCCGCCTGGTACGGGCGTAGCTGGGTCACTGCCGCACCGCCATGATAATGACGCGCGCGCGGTCGTCCGCCGCCTGCATTTCGAGCGCGGGGCCGCCGGAGACTCGCACCGCCCGCGCAACAACCGGGCCCGCCGGCATCGTCGTTGCGGCCTCGGCCACGTAGCGTGGTTGCACCGCTACGTGAGTCTCCCGCCCGAGCACATCGACCGCCTTGCGCCAATCCGGATAAATGCCGAATAGCGTGATTAATTTCACGCTGCGGCCCGTCATGTCCATTACGCTGTCCCCAAAGAAAACCACCTCCCCGGGCGTTCCTTCAAAGGCCGCGCAAATTTCCGCTGCGTTCGATACGATCAGATCGCAATCCGGCATCATGTGGGGGTGCTGCACGCGAGCGATTGCGCATCGTGCTCCGTCCGTCCCCACGAGCACCAGGCGATCGGGCGCCCGGAACTCGAATAGTACGCCCCGCAACGGTTCGCGCCGTTCGCCCTGGTCGACGGCATGGGATACGAAACGCAGCAGTTCCACAAATTTTCCGGCATCCATAATTTTCGACCTCCGCTATTGACGGGACGAATAATAAGCGGCAACATTCGGCCACGTCAATCCCGACGAAATACCTACGAGGAATAAACGATGCTCGAAATCCGCATCTCGGACCCGGCCGCCCTGTCCCGCGAGGAGGCGAACGCGGTAATTCTCATGCTTCAAACGCTGGCGGATGGTGCAACCGGTACCCCCCTCGCGATCACGGTTGCCGGCCCGACCGAAACCAAGGAGGCCCACGCTGCCCCTTTGGTGCCCCCGCCGGCAACCGTTGTCCTCTGCACTGCGGTTGCCGAAGCGCCGCCGATTGCCCCCGAGGCGTCGACGGTTTTTTCTCAAGCACCGACGAACGTGGTCCCGCTGCCGTCAGCCCCCGCGAATGTTGCGCCACCCGCACCCCCGCTCCCGGCCGGTAGCGTAGAGCTGGATAACCGCGGCCTGCCGTGGGACGGCCGAATCCACGCCAGCACGCGCGCCAAACTGCAGGACGGGTCGTGGCGTCAGAAGCGCGGGACCGACGCGGCGTACGTCACCCAAGTCGAGAACGAACTGCGCGCCGCCCAGGGTGCGCCCGCCGCCCCGGTGCCGCCCGCCCCTACTGTGCCGGTTGCGGCCGTCCCTGCGCCCCCGCCGACTGGCGCCCCCGCTGCTCCGGCGGCCCCCGTTGGTGGTGCGATTGGTGCGAGCCCTTCTAGCTTCGCCGCCCTGCTGACTGCTGCGAGCGCGGCTATCGCGGCCGGCACTCTCACGCAGGCGGGAGTCCTCGAGGCGTGCCAGGCGGTGGGCGTCCCCACGCTCCCGGCCCTCGCCGCGCGCCCCGACCTCGTGCCGTCTGTCGCCACGATGCTGGGGCTGTAACCGTGGCCCCCGGACAGCATTCCGCCTACGCCCCCTCCGCTGCGCACGTGTGGAAGCGCTGCCCGGGGTCTCGGGCGATGGCCCGCCGCTACGCTCGGCCGTCCGGCCCCGAGGCGGAGGAAGGCACCGCCGCGCATTGGGCCGCCGCAGAGGTAGCGCAAGGCCGCCCGGTAGCGGCCGGGACGATCGCGCCGAACGGGGTCGAGGTCGATGACGAAATGCTCGATGCCGCGGAAGTGTGGGCGGACCTCGTGGGGCCCGGTGCGGTGCTCGAGACTCCGGTCGCGTGCCCCGATATCCACCCCGAGTGCTGGGGCACCCCGGACGCCTACCGCTACACCCCTGGCGTGCTCGACGTCTATGACCTCAAGTACGGCCACCGCCCGGTCGACCCGTTCCAGAACGATCAACTCGTGTGCTACGCCTCGGGCATCCTGCGCGCGGCGAGCGTCGACGGGCTGGCCGATCAACATACCCGCGTTAATTTCCACATCGTGCAGCCCCGCGCCTACCACCGCGACGGCCCGGTGCGGACGTGGTCGTGCATGGCCTCGGACCTCCGGCCGCTCATCAATATCTTGAGCGGGGCTGCGCACGCCCCCGACGACATGCTGCAAGTCTCGGCCGGTTGCCAGGACTGCGACGGGCGCCACGCTTGCGCGGCCCTGCAGTACACCACGCTCACGCATGCCGACGTTGGCCTCGTGGGCGGCCTCCCGGTGGAACTCTCGCCCGCGCATGCCGCGCTCGAGCTCCGCCTGCTGCACCGCGCCGCGGAGCGCATCGCCGCGCGCGTTACGGGCCTCGAGGAGCAGGTAACCGCGCTCCTCAAGGGCGGGGCGCCCGTGCCGGGGTACCGGCTCGAGGCGGGGTCGGGGCGCGAGCGGTGGTCGGTTCCAGCACCGCAGGTTATCGCGCTCGGCTCGATGCTGGGGGTCGACCTCGCCAAACCCCCCGCCGCTATCACCCCGGGCCAGGCTCGCAAGGCCGGCATGCCCGATGCGGTGGTCGCCAGCTGCGCAGAGCGGCCGCGCGGTGCCGCAAAGCTTGTGCCGGACGACGGGTCGCTCGCTCGGCGTACCTTTTCAGGAGGTAACTAGCATGGAAGACTTCGCAGGCTTTGCCGTCATATTTGCCCTCGTGGGCGCGGTGGCTTTCGGCGGAACGCTCGCCGCGAAGCCGTGGTCGTGGGATTCCGCGGTAGTCGAAGCGTGCCAGAAGCGCGGCTACTGGCAAACCGGACAAACCCGCGTCAACTGCACTATTGACACCCCCGTCAATAGTCGTTAATTTGTAGTCGTACCACTTACCACCGGAGCATAAACTCATGGCAACTCGCACCGACCGCACCGACCTACTCACCCCCGTTGGCCGTCTGGTCGCCGGGTCCCTGTACAAAGCCCAAACGACCGACGCGGAGGGCCGCCCGCTGGTAATCAAGTCCGGCCCGCAGGCCGGCCAGCCCCGCGTCGACTTCTTCTTCGCCCTCGCCATCCCCAAGGGGCAGGAGCAGCACTGGTCGCAAACCCCGTGGGGCCAAAAGATTTGGGCCGCCGGTCATGCCGCTTTCCCGCAAGGCCAGGGCAACGCTCCGACCTTCGCTTGGAAGGTGACGGACGGGGATAGCCAGGTCCCGAACAGCTTGGGCAAAAAGCCGTGCGATCGTGAAGGCTATAAGGGGAATTGGGTCCTGGCGTTCTCGTCCGGTTTCGCGCCCAAGATTTATAACGCGGACGGGTCGCAGCAGCTGCTCGAGGAGAACGCGGTAAAGCTCGGCTACTACGTCCAGGTATTCGGCAGTGTGTCCGGTAACGGCTCGTTGCAGCAGCCCGGGGTATTCCTTAACCACGGCATGGTCGCCCTGTCCGCGTACGGCCCCGAGATCGTGGTCGGCCCGGACGCGGCGGCCGTTGGTTTCGGTGGCGGTGCGCTGCCCGCTGGCGCCTCGGCGGTGCCGGTCTCCGCCCCTTTCAATCCCGCCCCGCCTGCCGGCTCGCCGGTCCCGGCCGTTGGCGCCCCGTACGTGCCCACGCCCGCTGCAGCGGTGACGCCCCCCGCGATGACCCCGGCCGTCGTGGCGGCGGCCACGGTTGCGCCGCCGATCGTCCCTAACCCGGCCATCCTGCAGCCCCCGCCGCCGCCGGCCGCCCCCGCGCGCGTCATGCTCCCCGCCGCGCAGGGCGCCACGTATGAGGCGATGGTTGCGGCCGGTTGGACCGACGCCCTGCTCATCCAACATGGGATGATGCAAGCGTGACCCTCGCCCCGTGCGCCCATGTCTGGTGGTACGTCGACAAAGTGGTCGTAATCCGCCGGACGGTGCGCGGGGTCTCCCACAAGGAAGGCCGCCGGTACCTTTGCGGACTGTGCGGCCGCTACGAAACGAGGCTGGAAAAATGGCAAGACTGACCAAAGAGCGCCGGGAGGCGTTTGTCGCGGCGGTGGGGCGTAAGCTTCCCCCGCTTCCCGACTTCGACTGGCAAGCTGAATTTGCCTCCCCGGTGCGCCGCGCGGCGGAAAGTGTCCTCCCCGCGGAGGTAAGGGCGTTCGCCGAGAAATACCCGCGGTTCGTCGACCGCACCGTCGCGAACCTCAAGTACCTTAGCGAGGAGGAAAAAGCCCTATTTGACTCCCGCGCACCGTACCAGCTGCAAACGACCTACATAGCCGACGCGGAGAACCCCGAGCAGAAGGCCGCGAGGGACGAAGCCGCGTTCGCGCACTTTGACTCGTGGAAACAGCGTAAGCAGGAGCGCCGCGCATTGCTCGCCCGTGTTCGCGCGGTTGCTGACTTTTGCACCACCGACGAAAAGTTGCGGGAGGTTTTCCCCGAGTTCGCGGACCTCATCCCGGCACCCGTCGCGGCCCCCCGTGACCTCCCCGTCGCAGCCGGAAACGCGCTCGTGGCGGATCTGGTTCGCGCCGGCCTCCGGCTTACCGCATAAAGGGGACGACGATGGACGTAGCTTTCACACTTGCCGTGCTCGCCGCTCTGCTCTGTTACGGGGGGTCCCGGATGTTCCGCGCGCGCCTGGATGCGATCGAGCTCGAGGACCAGCAAAGGGGCGGGCTTTAGCCCGTCGCGCTTGACCGCCGAGTTATGCCCGGTGGCTGAATGGGAGAAGAAGGTATGGAAACCGAAACGATAGACCGGCTCTTTCTTGAGCTTTCGCAGGTGACACAGGCAACCACCGCTAAAGAGATCGCCCTTCAGGACAAGGTGAGACGGCTGCACATCCTGCTCGCACGGTACCGAGACGAAGTTCCGCTCGGCCACCATCCGCACATGATTGCACACTTGGTCGATGCCGAACTCGGAAGGGTATAACGCGACATGTTGCCTCCCCCGCCCCGCCTCGAGGAACTCCCCGCCGGCTACCAGATGCGCGCCGCGCTCGGCGTTGCTACCGTCCTCCCCGACTTCGACTTTGAGACCTACTCGGAGGCAGGGTACCGATGGGACGAGGCCGCGAACAAGTGGCGGTCGCTGCCCGGGTACGGGGACCAGAACCGTGGCCTCCCGGCGGTGGGGGCGGCCGTGTACTCCGAGGCGCCCTCCTGCGAGGTGCTGTCGCTCGCCTATGACCTCAAGGACGGCCGCGGCCGCCGCCACTGGCGCCCCGGACAGCTACCGCCGGTCGACCTGTTCGCCCACATCGGCCGCGGTGGGCTGCTCGAGGCGTGGAATGTGGGGTTTGAGAGCTGGGTGTGGGGCAACGTGTGCGCGCCCCGCCTCAACTGGCCGCCTCTCCCGCGCGAGCAGCTGCGGTGCGCGATGGCAAAGGCCCGCGCGTTCGGGCTGCCCGGAGCGCTCGGTAATGCCGGAGCGGTGCTCGGGCTCGACGTGCAGAAGGACAAAGACGGTAAGCGGCTGCTAGATAAATTCAGCAAGCCGCGCAATCCCACGAAGAAAGACCCGCGCCGCCGCATCCGTCCCGAGACCGACCCGGAAGGCGCCGCCGCGCTCTACGCCTACAACGCCCAGGATATCGCCGCCGAGGCGGCCGTTTCCGCCGCGGTGCCGGATCTCTCGCCGGACGAGTTCCAGAACTGGCAAATGGACCAGCGCATAAACCGCCGCGGTGTGGCGATCGACCGGGCCGCGGTGCGCTCGTGCATTGCCGTTCTCGAGCAGGCGCACGCCCGGTACAACGCGGAACTGCAGGCCCTTACCGGCGGGACGGTGCAGGCCGCGAGCGAGTTGCAGAAGCTGGTCGCATGGTGCGCCGGCGCCGGCGTGCATCTTCCGGCCGCTGATGAGGACGCGCTAGACGCTGCCCTCGGCGGGCCGCTCCCGCCGCATGTGCGCCGCGCCCTTGAGATCCGCCAGGCCATCGGCTCGGCCGCCGTCAAAAAGCTCTATGCGATGGAGCACCAGGCCACGCGCGCCGACCGGCTGCACGACCTGTTCCTGTTCCACGCTGCCCGCACCGGCCGCACTACCGGCGCCGGCCCGCAGCCGACGAACCTGCCGAACAGCGGGCCCGAGGTGCGCCGGTGCGCGGACGCCACGTGTGGCAAGCATTACGGCAAGGCCCTCGCCTCGTGCCCCCACTGCGGCGGGCCCGGCTGGGCGTCCAGCACGGTCGAGTGGTGCCCCGAGGCGGTAGAGGACGCACTGGCGTCGCTGGCCGTCGGCTCGCTCGAGTGGGGGGAGTACGTGTGGGGCGTGGGCCAGGTGGTGCCGGTCATTGCGGCATGCCTGCGGGGGCTCTTTGTGGCGGCCCCGGGCCACGACCTTATCTGCTCGGATTACTCCGCGATCGAGGCGGTCGTGTTGGCCGCCCTCGCCGGAGAGGAATGGCGAATGGAGGTATTCCGCGGCCACGGCAAGATTTATGAAATGTCGGCCTCGCAAATCACTGGCATCCCGTTCGAGGAGTTTCTACGCCACAAAGCCGAGACCGGCCAGCACCACCCCGCCCGCAAGAAAATAGGCAAGGTGGCCGAGCTCGCCTCCGGATACCAGGGGTGGGTCGGGGCATGGCGCGCGTTCGGTGCTGAAGGTACGGACGACGAGATCAAGCGGGCCATCCTCAAGTGGAGGGCGGACAGCCCAGCCATCGTGGAATTTTGGGGCGGTCAATTCCGCGGCCGCCCGTGGGACCCGGACTATCGGCAGGAGTATTTCGGCCTCGAGGGCTGCGTCGTCCAGGCGGTGCTGTCCCCCGGCCAGTGGTTTGACTTCCGCGGCATTGGGTACTACTACCTCGCCTCGAGCGACGCGCTTTTCTGCCGCCTGCTCTCGGGGCGCCTGCTGACGTACCACCGCCCGCGCCTGTCGCCATCGACGCGCGACCCCGGGTACGCGATCAGTTACGAAGGCTGGAACACGAACCCAAAGAACGGCCCGGTCGGCTGGATCCGCATGGACACATGGGGCGGCCGGCTCACCGAGAACGTCGTTCAGGCCACCGCGCGAGATATCCAGTGGTACGGAATGCGGAACCTCGAGGCGGCCGGGTACCCGATCGTTTTGCATGTGTATGACGAGGACGTCGCCGAGGTCCCGCACGGGTTCGGCAGCGTCGAGGAGTTTGAACGCATCATGTCCACGATGCCCCCGTGGGCGCACGACTGGCCGATACGCGCGTCGGGGGGCTGGCGCGGGAGGAGATACCGGAAATGAGCATTCCCAGCATCGCCGAACAGCTCGGGCATCGGGTCGCACTCCCGTCCCTCCTGTCACAGCTCGCCGCCTTCCCGGCCGCGAAACCTCGCTCCCTGCCCGGGCGTAAGCGTATCGGCCCGACCATGCGTAAAGTGCTCGACTTCCTTGAGGACGGCCGGATGCGTGAGTGCAAGACCATCGCGGCGCACATCGGCTCCGAGGTCGACAACACGCGTCACACTCTCCGCTGCTGTATTGAGTACGGACTGGTCCGCCGCGTCTCGGAAGTCCGCCGCGGCTGCACGCTGGTCCCGTTTTACCAGGCGGTTCCTCATGATGACGAGTAACCCATTCAGCGCGATCGGTCCGGGTGGACACGCCCGCGCCGTGCCGACCGACTCGTCCGGCGAACTTTGGCGTGTCGCACTCACAACGGACGAGGGCAGCCCGACTTACTACACGTCCCGAGCCGAGGCAGTGCAGGCGGCCCGGATTCTTGCAGGCACGGTAACTCTACGGTAGGGGGCAACCATGACACAGGAGTTTGCTGAATTCATGACTCGGCTGCGCGCCACCGTCGAACCTCCCAGCCAGACGCGGGACCTCCGATCGTTGCGCCCGCAAACGGACGCGGGGCGCATCGCGCTACTGAAAATAGCGCTCGACCAGTTCCTGCTGTCCCCCGGTATGGAGCAGCGCGTCGGCCGGGACGTGTGGGAGTTCGCGCTATCGGTGCGGGAGGATTGTTAGGATGGCCCGCCCCTCCTATGTGCATCGCGCCGACGACGGCCGCGGCAATCGCGTCGTGCTGCTCAACGGGTACGAGGTGCCGCGCGTCTGGTACGCGAACACGTTGCGGGGCGTGGTGGTTGTGTTCAAGGGGCCGCTACGTCCGGACGTCGACCACCCGGGCCGTGTCGCAATGCGCGTGCTCTACGGCACCGTCGAGGTGCGCCCCGCCCGACAAGCGTCGTGAAGCTGGCGGCACTGGCGGGCGGCGCCGAGGATCTCCACAATCCAAAGCTCTACCGCCCTCTCATCGCCCGCCGGTGCCCTCGGCATCGTCGGGCAGGGCTGCAGGCACGCCCGCTCCGTTGTAGAGGTCGACCGCGGCATTGACCCCGCGCAGCCTGTCAGGGCCCCACTCACAGCCAGGACGAGGAGCGCGCGCCAGTGCATCAATCTGCGCCCGCAACGCTACTTCACGACCCGCAGCGTCGGCCCGTGCATCTCGTAAGGCGGCCGCTGCCCTGCGTTGCTCCTCGTGTGCAGCGTTGCGACGTGCAACCGCAGAAGCGGACTCCGCGAGCGTAGCCGCCCGCCCCCGCTCCATGCCAGTGCCGACGCGGTAGCCAGTCCAGCCAGATAGTGCGCCCACCATAAGGGCGGTAACCAGAACGGTGCGTAGCACATCAAGAGCCCTCCGCCGCCCGGGGCCTGCGCCGCCGGTCCTGCATGGTCTCGAGGTCTAGGCGCCAGTGTCCAGCGAAGTCGCCCGCGTCGATGAACTCCGCCGCCGGCACGACATGCGCCGCGGTACGCTCGGCATAGAGATACCGGAACCCCTCGCCGCGGAGCAGTTGCGCGAGCAACCACATGTGACCGCGCGACACCTCGCCGCACAGGCCGCTGATCTTCGCCACCGTGTCGGACATTCGGGTGATGGTAGCGACCGCTCGGTACGGGGGCCGCGGGTTGCTCTCGCAGGGGACGGACTGCACCGCTCGCACCGTCGCGGAGCACCATTCCAGTGTGACCGCTACCGCCCCATTATCCGCCGCTTGCATGGCTCGTGCTCCCGCGCGCTACGTTGTAGAGATCGACCACCGCCTTCTGCAGCCAGGCAACGGGCGCCGTTACCACCGCCACCACGAGGGCGAGATCCGCCCCGGTGCGCTCGCTCGTGGCCGCGTAGGCCATGGCCCAATCGAACGCCCGCCAGGTGAGAGCGAGCAGCACCAGGAAGGCTAGGCGCCGCACCAGGAAGTGCCGATCGACCGCTTCCAGTAGCTTGCTCACGCTGCCCCCCGATCGCATCCGGACTCGAAGGCGACGCGCTCCTCGGCTCGGCGCCGCTCGAGGCCCTTCAACCGGCGGCCTTTGGCGTAGATCCACCGGGGGAATTCCGCGCCCGCGCCCCAGCAGTCCCCAGCGTTGAGTTTGCGGGCCAGCGTTGAGCCGCAATAGGCGGCCTGGCCGATGTTGAAGGCGAGCGACACGAGCGCGTCGTATTGCGCTTGCGTGATGCCCACACGGGTGCAGGCCGCTACCGCCCGGCCGGCGTGCGTGGTGTCACGCTGCAGGCGCGCGTTGCACTCCTCGAAGGTGGCCACCTGGCCGAGGCGGACGCCCTCGGTCGACCCGGTGCAGATTGTGGGGAGGCCTACGGGGTCCAGGTAGGCCGCAAGTCGCGTGCCCTCGTGCGAGGCAATGAACGCCCCGCCGGCAGCGGACAGAACCAGGAGGCCCGCCGCTACCCTTCGCATGCTACGCCCCTTCCCCCAAGCGCCGCTGCAGCTCGCGTTCCTCGCGCCGATCGCGACGCCAGGTAAAGAACACGTTGGCCGCGGCCATCGCAAGCGAACAAACGATACCGACGACGATGCCCAGCTCGTTCAGGGTGAGTCCAAAGTACACTGTCGCGATAGCGGACGTTTGTCCTGCCGCATGGGTGACTTTGGCTGCTGCTGCCTCTACGATTGTCATAGTCGAGCGGTCCGCAGAATTGTTAGGCATTGTTTCCGACCTGTATAGCACAGTTGAGTTCGCCCCGCACGTGATTAATCCGCGACTCGCGTTCCCGGGACTGCGACCCATGCCGCCCCTTTCCACAGGTAAAGGCTGCCTCCGGCCGGACTGGCGCCGTCGTCCCGCACCCACGTGGTCATGCCCTTGTGCCTCGTACCCATCGTGATGACGGTGCCGGCGTCGTTGCGGTCGGGAATGAACCGCCACCCGCCGCCGGTATAGACCGCGATCGTATTTGCTCGCCCCGCCCACGCCCCGGTCGGTGCGGTGCCGACGATGTAGGCGTCGCCCTCGGTAGGGCCCGGGGAACCGGCCGGCGGAGTGTTGTCTCCCGCAGAGATTACCCCGTTGAGCATGGCCGAGAGCATCGCCAGGGCCTCGTTGTGCGTTACCTCGGGCTGCGCTTGTTGGCTCGCCACCTCGGGCAGGCCGATATCGGCGGTCGTGGTCATACCGTAAATTCCCCCTTGTGGCCGCGCCCGCGCGTGGCCGAGAGTTGATAGATGCGGACCGTTACCGGGTTGCCCGGGGTGATGCCGTCCGCCGTCTGTTGCGCCGCCGTGTAGCTGGCGGCCGGGGTGCTCGCGGTGATGGTGCGCTTCACCACCCCGCCGACGACCACGTCGACCTCGTAGCTCTCCGTCTGCTCGTCCAGGGGGAGGCTACCGTACCCGATGCCTACCTGGAACCCCCGCACGCGGCGGACCCACGTGAGCGTCAAATTGTTGGAACCGTCCCGCGTGCCAGCACCGTGCACCGGGGCCCGGGGTTTCGCCCGCTCGCCGACGTTGGTGAAGGCCTGCACGTCGACCACGTCCTCCTCGGCGTCATACACGGAAACCCCCTTGTACAGGCGCTCCCGGTCCCAATCGGCGGTATCGTAATCCGCCGAGCGCATCAGATCTGCCTCGAGGAATACGAAAACCTCGTCCGCTCCGTGCAGCGCGGCCTCGTGTTCCGTTGCGCGTCGCCCGCGGAGGAGGTCAGATAGGACGTAGACCTTGGGCGAGGTGCTCGAAAGCGTGGCGGTGGCGAACTGGATAATCTCCCCGTGCGAACCGTCCGCCGCGCCCAGCCAGGCCGCGTTTTTGCCGTTGAGGATATCCGCTTCGTCCAGGCTCTCGAGCTCGTGGTCGGCGTGCAGTAGCTGGACGGTGATGGTATTAACGCGGTCCCACGTGCTGGTCGACCCGGCCGGTAGCGCCGCGGCCACCGTGCCGGTAGTGTTGCGCTCGCCGGACGACTCGATCTCGGAGTAGGACGCGCCCCCGTCCGTGCTCCGCAGGATCGCGCCCCCGGACCACCCGGCCTCCGCCCCGTCGATCACGTACCCAAACGATGTGGAGGACTGCCCCGCGGCCAGGATCGGCGTGTTGATCGCAAGGGCGAACGTGTCGCCCACATCGGCCGCCGCGTTCGTGATGACTGGCGCCGAGGCTCCGGCGGTCGACCCCTCATAGACAAACGGGTCCTCCATCGCGAGTTCAAAGTCGATACGCCTGTTGGCGCCGCGCGTGCGGTTCTCGATGCGGAGCGGAACCCACGTCCCGGCCACCTCGAGCGCTATCACATCCCCGGCATTGAGGAACCGGTACTTGTCTGTCGCCGCGAACCGCGATGCCGCGCGGTTGCTCCATGCCTCCCACAGTGCTCGGTCGACAATCTTGCGCGCCTCGTCCGCCGTAAGCGTTACCGCCGCCTGCAGGGACACGACCGAATAGGCGTCGCCGAACAGGCGGACGGCCCGCTGCGTGTTCTCCTGGAAGTCCCGTTCCGGGTCTTTGTAGGTTAGCGCCACCTCGTGCGGTAGGTCGAAGTCCGGCGCCCGCTCGATGAGCCAGCGTTCCGGCGTAGCGTCCGCCCGATCGCGCGCGGCGGTATCCTCCGCTGGAATGGCCGCTTTGGGCCCGAGGCCGCGCGGGATGAAACGCACCTCTCCGCCTTGCTCGGCAGTGTCGAAGAAATACACCCCTTGCAGCGGGACGACCGCCGCCATGCCGTTGTTGGCGGTAGCCGCCGAATACCCCGCCACACTGCGGCCGAATAGCGCCGAATGCGTGGAGTATTCACCGACTCGCATCCCGGAGCGCTCGCAAATATCGGTAACGATGGCCCCCACCGTGCGGGGCGCCATGCCGTCGAATTCAAATTCCAGGTTCGGAAGGCTGTTGCCATAGTTCGCCAGTTGCAGATCGCCGAGTACCACATAGCATACCCCGCGGTAAGCGGGGGCCAGGCCGGCGCCTACCTTCGCTTCGATAATCGGGTCGGGGTCCTGCGTGGAGTTGCCGGGGTAAAAGCTCAAGGACTTGAGCGGCCCGCGCGGTAGTCCGTTGCCCTTCGCCAGCGTCCAGGGGGCGTTACCCGCCGTTGCGGCCGCGAGGGCTGCCGCTGCCGCTGCCGCCGCTGCCGCTGCCGCGTCTGCGTACGCACGCGCCGCGGTGGCCGCTGCTTGAAGCTCGGCGAGGACCTCGGGCGGGTCTCCGGCCGCGATCGCGGCCGCTAGCGCCGCCTCCGCTGCGTCGGCCTGCGCGTCCCGCGTGGTGGCGATGCCGTCGAGGCGGTCGACCTCGGCTTGTACCTTCGCCAGATCGAACAGAACTTTACCGTTCGCCCAAATGCGGCGGATCGTTTTGCAGGGACCTTCGCTTAGAGAGATCGCGGCCGAGGTGCGGTAAGAGTAGGTGGTAACGGACGAACCGCCGCCGCCCCCTTTGCCGCCGGACTTCTTTTTCTTCCGGGTCTCGATCAGGCCGGTCGACCAGATGACGGCCCCGGATATGCGGTTGTCCGCCCCGTACACGAGGGGGAGCGGTACGCCATAGCTCGAAGACTGCAGGCGGAGGTCGGTAAGCCGCGGGCCTTCAAACTTCTGCGTCGGGTCGAACGTTGCACCGATCGCGCCGCCGAGAGACCCGCCGATCGCAGCCCCCACGGTGGGCATGCCCACCATGCCGCCCAGCCAGGCGCCGACCGCGGTACCGATGATCGACAGCGCGCTCGATGCGCTCATTCCTCAAGCCCCCGAAATTTCCACCACGAGTCGACCAGCGCTTCAAAGTGCGGGGGGAACTTGGTTTCGACCACTTCCCCCGCGTCCGCGAACGCATGGATTATGCCCCGCCCGTGTAGCCCGGTCAAAATGCCGAGGTGCATAGGGCGGCCGGCCGACCACCCCATATAGAGAACGTCCCCTGGCCGCGGCTCGCCCTCGATCGGGTCGAGGTACTTGGCAATGACCCCCCGCATGCGCTCGGGCTGCGGGAGGCGTCCGTAGCGCCGCTCCGCGTGCGAGAGCTCGGGCATTACCCCGAGCGCCAGGCCTACGCCACAAATAAGGCCCGCGCAGTCTGTCGCCAGGCCGCACGTTTGCGCCTGGTGGTGGAAGGGGGTCCCCAGCCACCGGCGGGCCTCGGCGATGACGTCGCTACGCTTTGGCATCGGGCGTGCGGATCATGAGATCGTTACCGGGGAGATGCGGAAAGCCCCCGAAGTCGACCATATTGAGGCCGAATTTCACCGTGTGGTCGTCCGTCGTTTTGTTGCAGCCCGGGGTCATGGTGTAGGCGTCCCCCACTTGGATCCGGTAGGCGGTGGGCGCCCACAGGGTGAAGGCGCCGGCCGCATTGGTGCGTACCTCGGAGGCGGTGCCGGTGTTGAGCCCCGACGTCCAGGTGATGCGCCCGTCTGCAAAATACCCGTCCGCCTCAGCCCGCGAGGAGTCGGAGAACATCCGGAACTCGCTCCGCTGTAGGGCTTGACGCGCCGGGAGCGAGGTAACGGCGCCCGTAACGGTGAGCGGCCCGAGATCCACAGGGCAGAGACCCGCTCCGAGGTCATGCCGGCAGGCGGGCGTGTGCGGCCGCAGGAGGGGCCGCTGCATGAGGCGGGCGCCAGGGCTCAACATTTCGGCCTGGTAGCCTGCGTCGGCCTGCTTCACTTTGCCGAGGATGCCCCGCGCCAGGCGCCGCGGGATGAAACCGTACTCGGCGTCGCCCCACTGCTGCTCCCACACCTCCACGATCGCGCCGTCGTAGATGCCGCCGAGTAGGTCCGCGGCGGTAATCGTGTCCGCGGAGATCATGCCCTTGACGGTGACGTCGCCCACGCTCGAGGCCACCATGCCGCCCGACGTGGCGGTGGCCGCCAGGCTGTCGCACGGCTGATAAATTTGGCCCTGCAGCGCTACCGCTTCGTCGTGCGTGGTGAAGCGGAGCACGGTTCCGTCCGCGCGCTCGATCGACCAGCACTGGCACAGTTGCTGCAGGCAAGGGGTTTCGTGCGTGAGGACAAGTGCGGCCGTCTGCGTAGTGCGCAGCGTAACGGGCTCTTTAGACAGGGTGAGGACCGCTACCTGCGTAGCGTGCAGGTCGACCCCCTCGAGCGAGAGCGTTAGGACGGCCGCCTGCGTAACCCGCGTGTCCGCCTCCTCTTTGCCCAGCGTCAGGACGGCCGCCTGCGTGGCGTGGAGGTCCGACGCGGCCGGCCCCCCGCCCTCGGGACGCAACGGTATGGTAAGGCGGCCTTGGGTGGTGGCGGTTGCGGCGGTGGATGACCCGGTGCCGGTCGCGCCGGCGGCCGTCTTTACGCCATAGAAAACGTAAACGCCCCCGCCGTTGCCGAAAGTGATTTGATACCACTCGGGGCCGGACACACTCGCAAGGCCCGCAAACGTAGCCGCGGTGATTTGCTGCGTGCTCGTGTCAATTTGCGAGGTGGCCGCAAAAACGATCATTGCCCCGTCGGTGGTCGTTGTCACCCCCGGGTAGGTAACCCCCGTTACTGCGGACGCCTCCACGTCGCCGGCGGGCGTTACGTCGAAGGGCGTAGTCGGGTCGACCCCGGAGAAACCAAGAATGAATCCGATGTTATGGTTGTAGGTCCCCGACAGGGTTGCAGAACCATCCCCCGCTTGCGCGAAACGGTAAAACACGGAGAGCCGGGTCGACGTGGTGCCGCCAGCGGCCCCCGTCCCCTGCGGACTACCTGGGACCTCCGCCCACCCGGCGGGAGGACTCGGCACGGTCGCGTCGTTCGCTGTTTCCACATACCATAGGTGGAGGTCGCCGGCCTGCCACCCGGACGGCAGGGCGTACGTCGTCGTCCCGTTGGCCCCCTTTGCGCGAAATGCGACCGGCATTTTAGGCGGTCCGGCTCAGGCGGATTTTTGCCGACGTAAGCGACGACTCGTTCCACGGGGTGCCTGTGTCCGGGTTGAGTTCGTGCACGTCCGTCCAATACGTGTACTGCTCCGTTAGGGGGCGGTCCGCCCCGGCGGAGGCGGAACTACCCGAGAGCATCGACACTTGCATGTCCCCGTCCCCCGCCTGTGTCTTTCTCGCCCGGACATATGTCTGCACCGCCGCGACTGCGCCGATCGTAGAGGGGGGATTCTCTAACCCGAACTCACTCACGAGAGGAGTAACGGGACTCCCCACGAGGGGCACCGCGGATAGGTAAGTCGTGTCCTCGTCCGGGGCCGCGTCGTTGATGCAATCGTACCCCGCCGCGGCGCCCGTAAGGCTCCAGTCGGCGACCGCCGTGTCCGCGTTCGGGAAGAAAGTCCGCCCCCGGCGGTCGCCGAGGAAGTAGTTATTTTGCGCGCCGGCCGTGTCCCACGCGAACAGGTCGTCGATGTGCATGACCACCGTCGAGGCCCCGAGCCGGCCATGGACCCGCACCTGCGACGTTTCCACGTTGGCGGTCGCTGCGGTATCCAGCCCCGACGCTGACAGCACCGTGACCCCATTTACTCGGGCCTCCACCGTTCCCGCGGTCTGGCTGACGGTCACGGCGGCTTCGAAATGCTGAAACGCACTCGCCACGATCGCTCCGTCTGCGCTTTCCGCCAGGAGCGTCCCGATTGCGACGTTCGTGCCGGTGCAACGGTACGCGGATACTTTCCCGGTGCTCTGCAGGATGAAGATTACCTGGCCAACGTTCCCGGTGTCGCAAAACGCCACGAGGTAGCACGAGTCATTGATGGCGGGGATCTCCTCCGGCCACAATGCGAACCCGACCCCCGCCGAGGCCTTCGCCTCCCCGAAAATTCGCCGCATGCTCCCCGCCTGCCCTGCGCCGGATCCGCATACCGCCGAGTATGTGCCGGTGCGCGCGTGAGTAACGGCGGTCGTCAGGTTGTTATCGACCTCGGCGTATACCCCGTCGAGCATGGCGAGGGGACCGTCAGCGCCGGCTCCGTAGTGGTCGAAACCGTCCATCCAAAGCAAAGACATATCAGCAATTCCTCATTTCAAATAGAACGATATCCGCGAACCCGCCGATGCCGAACGTGCGAACGATGCCGTCGAACGCCTCGTCGCTCTCGAAGCGGACAGGCACGTCGAAATACCCGCCCCACGTAAGAAGGGTACCGATTGTCGGGGCGATGTCGAACGTCACCGTGCCGGCTACGCGATTGACCGAGAACCCCGCGAGATACTCCTGCGGGGGGCTCGAATTGGAGTCCCGCCCGACGCGGACGGACGAGAGCACGGGGAGCGTAATTACCCGAGTGTAAGTTTGCGCCCCGACCGTGTATTCCTTCTGCATCTGGAATGTGCGCGTCACCCCGTCGCCGGTACCGAGCGGCTGGTCGTAAGGCGTCACTGCAGGAGGCGTGTTCGGGGCGGCCAATGCCACAGAGGCGAAATCGAGCGGGTCCCGGAATGGCCAAATCTTCGCCGGCCCTCGCATTACCAGCCAGTGGTCGCGGATCGAATTGAATACCGCCATCGTCCGCACCGCCTCGGGCAGCGTGTAACGGTGCAGCGGGTGTGCCCACCGCTGATTCGCCTGCTCGTCCCCGCTGTCCGCCATCACGAGGTCGGTCGACCACCGGGGCGAGGCGATGACCGGGTACCCCGGCACGCAATCGTTCATGTACTCGTCGACAAACCGCGTCATGCGCTCATCCCCTGCCGTGCCTTGCGGACTATCTGCCGCTCGCTGGCCCGGAACGCGTTGGGGTCCGGCGCCACGATGTTGAATACCTGATTCACCTGGCGCGAACCGCCGCGCATGAACTCCTGCGAGTCTCGCGCCGACAGAATCCGCGAGGTAGTGCCGGGGAATACGAGCTCCGGCCCTACCTCGCCCGTCCAGTAGGGGCGGTTCGCGCGCATGTCGCCGCCGTTCGCCCGCCCTGGGATGGGGGTAAAGCTGGCCTCCGATACCGGAGCCGGCGCCTGCGTGCCCGCGAACGCGCCGGCTGCGGCGGTAGCAACGGTCCCGAGCAGGCTGTCAAACCCCCCGCTGCTGCCAGCCTTCCCGAACCCTAGCGCCTGCATCAGCTCCGCCGCCGCGGCCTCGGCCACCATGCGGCGGAGCGCGTTGGCGAATCCGTCCGCCATGTCGTCAAACTCGCCCGAGAGCGGGTCGAAAAAGAAGTCAGCCAGGGCCCCTTGCATGTTGCGGGCGGCCTCGGCGGTCAATTCCTGCATGAGCCCGGTCGACTCCTCGACCGTGCCGGGGAGCGTCCCGAGCGCGGTTTGCGCGGCCTCGGCGTAACGCTGCTGGGCCTCGGCGGACCCGGCCGCGCCGAACCGCCCTTTCTCGTAGGCGAGCGCAAGGTCGAGCATCAGCGCTTGCTGCTTTTCCAGCTGCCCGGTAGGCGTGGAAGCAATCAAGTCGTCGAGCTCTTTGGCCCGCTGAATGGCCTTTTGCATGGCGGGGTCGGCCGCGACGAGCGCATTCTGCGCGCCGATGACGCCCCGGTTGAACGTTTCCTGGCTTATCGCCCCGCGCGCCAGCAGATCGCCCAGCCGCTCCACCTCGGCCGCGTAGGACTCAGTCGGCGTGCGTACCGCCTCGGTAAGGCTTTTGCCGTCCGCTAGCGCTTGCTTTTGCTTGTCGAACTGCTCGACCGCCTCTTTCACACTGGCCGCAAAGGCAAGCTGCCCCGAGGAGGCGCCGGCCAGGCGCAAGCGGTGTAGCTCTACCTGCGCGGCGGACATGCCCAGCGTCGCGGCCTCGAGTTGCACCGCCTCGAGCATCCGGCCGAGATCGTCCGCGGCCTTGCGTGTGGCGTCCGCGTTCTCCCGGACCGCCACAGTTTTTTTCTTTACCGAGGGGAGTGCCTGGTCGACCGCCCGCTGGTATGCCTCGGTTGCGGCCTTGGTGCCGATCGCCCCGAACTCACCGGCCTGGTAGGCGGCCGCGAGGCCTTGCATTACCTGCTGCTGCTGGGCGAGATCGCCGGAGCGGGCGGACTTGATCGCGTCGCCCCACTTCGCCATCGTGCCGCGGACTTTCTCCGCGTTGGCGTGGGCGCTCAGCACCCGATCGGAAAACCCGTCGATCTCCGCACGGGCGGCGGCCGCGTCCTCGCGCATCGCGCGGCCGATCTCGGCGGCCTGACCGAAGTCGAGCGTTGCCACCGCGGCGGCCTGCGCGGCAATTCCGCCGATCTCCCGGCCGATTCCCTCGAGCACATACCGGACGTTCGCGCCCAGCACGACGATAGTCTCAAACGCCACGCGCAATCCGGCCACGAGGCCGCCGCCCGCGCCGGTCTCTTTGGCCGCATCGACCGCCGCCTCCGTCACTGCCGCCAGCGTCGGCAGCAGTTCGCCGGTCATTGTGATGACCACACCCTGCGCGGCCCGCTGCAGGCGTGCAAGGTTGTCGTTGAACTGCTCGGCGGCCGCCGCCGCTTCCCCGGAGATTGATTGCCCGAACTGCACCGCCTCGGCGCGGAGATCCGCCAGGCCCTGACGCCCGTTGTTCAAGAGCGGGATTAGCTTGGCGCCGGACTTGCCGAAGATGTCCATCGCAAGGGCGGACTTGCCGGGTCCGTCCTTGAGCTCGGAGAACGCTTGCGCGACCTCGGTCAGCAGCTGTTCCGTTGGTTTGATCTTGCCGGCGGCGTCCCGGACTTTGACCCCGAGCGACTCGAATGCCTGCGCCTGGGTTTTCCCGCCCTCGGCGGCCTCGACGGCGGCCTTGTTCAGCTTGACCAGAGCGGTCGATAGCTCATCCTGAGAGACCCCGGAAAGGTCCGCCGCGTAACCTAGCTGGGAGATCGACTCGGCGGCCATGCCGGTCGACTGCGACACTTTAGCGATGTTGTCCGCAGCGTCGATCGTCTGCTTTGCAAACGTGGCGATGCTGCGCGCCGCGTCGACCGCAAACTGCCCGATTACCACCCCGGCGGCGGTGGCCTCGGCTTGCGCGCGCTTGCTGAACGAGTCGAGTTTCTTCTGCGCCTTTTCGAGCTCGCGCGTGTATTTCGCGGTCTCGGCCTCGAGAGAAACGACCAGTTTTGCCAGATCAGTCGCCACGCTTTTTGCCTATCGCCCGTAGGTAGTTGAGGCTGCGCCGGGTATCCTCGGCCCGCTTACTCTGCTTCGTTTTCAGTACAAAGTCGCCGGGGGCCATCGGTTTGCGCTTGCGGCCTGGCTGGGAGTTCACAATCACACTGGCGATTATGCCCGCGTGGAGGTTATCCCGGTACGCCCCCCACGGTTCCGAAGCGTAATACTCCGCCCACTCGTCAAACTCCCGCGCCCCCATCCCGCATTCAAGCTCCCGGACGGTGCGCCCGAGGGCAAGCGCGAGGCGGAATTTAAACCGCCTCTCGGGGGTTAATCGTTTCCCGCTTCGTCGCCCTTTGACATCCCAGACAGGCGCATAACCGCCCACGCTACGTGCTCGACCAGCCGGGGCGAGCCGAGCATCAGGTCCCCAACCTGGTCGTCCGCGAACATACGGAACCCCTGCGAATCAAGGCACGCTTGCGCACACAGCCAAGCGCCCGCCTCGACCGGGTCCTCTTTAGCTTTGCGTGAGAACTCCGCCCGCTGCAGGATCGACAGCTCCCGCACGCGGACGGTAAGCCCGTCCGGCAGATGAACGTCGCTCTCCGCCAGCGTGGCGGCCGCGAAAAAAGCGGCCGCGTTCGTCAGTTGGCCGCTCATGCGATCGTCACCGCGCCGGAGATTTTCAGGCCGTAGCTGATTGTGTTGCGGTCCTCGACGCTGGGATTGAGCGTCCAAGACATACACACGGCCGCGAAACTGAACACTTCGGATGGGCTCGAGTGCTCGGCGACGACCCGGAAATCGCGGGTGGTTTTGTTCTTCACGTCGGTAATCATGGCGAGCAGATTGACGTCGCCTTGCTCGTAGTTACATTCGATCGTCATCTCGTCGCCGTCTGCCAGGCCGCCGAGATACTCGCGGTTACCGAGACTGCAGAACGTGGTCGCCTCGACCAGTTCGTTGCTTTCGCCCAGCCCGGAGATACCGAAAACCTGGCAGATGCGGGTATAGACTTCGGGACTGGCCCCGTTCCCGCGCTCGAGGAACATATCCCCGACAAATGCGTCATCAACTCCTGCGGTCGGCATGCTCAAACACTCCTATTCCAAATGGTAAAGCTCAAGGCTCGGCGAAAAAGCCCCGGCTCAAGGTCCATGAGGTCGAACTCTGATTCCAGCCGGATGGCATTGAAAAGAGTTTCCCCCACTTGCCCGGAAAAATCAATTACTTGTTTCACCAGCAGAGCGAGGTCGACCGCGCCGTCGTAGCTGCGCGCGTAGCAATCCACCGCCACCGACTCCGCCACGAGGCCGGACGTTGCGCAGAATGTGGAGGACCGCCCCACACCGTCGACCCGGTAGATCAGGCACGGCCGCTGCGAGTCAGAATCCCATGTCTCCGGCCGCGCCTTGACAGGGAAGATGCGAGCACCGACCACCGCGGAAAGTCCGGGTTGCGCGAGTAGAAGCGTGCGAAAGTCCGCCGGTTTCATTTTTGCCCCTTTGCGACGCGCTCAATGCGCTGCGCCAGTTGCTCTTTAAACCGAGCAATTACGTTCTCTTTGTCCGCTTCAAACGCTGGCGTAAGCCACGGTTGCGGCGGGCGTCCGCGTACTCCGAACTCCCAAAATTGAACCGCGTAAAACGCTTCCGCCCGGACCCCAAGGACGATTCTGAATTTCTTACCGTCTCGCATCTTCGGAACGACGAGGCGTAAACTTCGCTTTGCGAAGCCGGGGGACACCAGACGCCCTTTATATGTCCGGTGCGCTCGGTCCCCCTCCGGCGCCGCCGCCTTAACCTTTTCCAGCGTTGGTTTCATGGCGGCCCGTAGCGCGGCGCGCATCACCTTTTCACCGGCCGTCGCGCCCAAAGCGGCAAGCTTCGCGTCAAGCTCTTTCGCCCCCTTCAGCAGCTCCCGCGAGCCACTTAGCGTGCCGACCGGCTTAGCTCGCCTTGCCATTTTTGATTTTCTCCGCCAAGGCCCGCGCCGCCTCGGCCAGCTTGCGGCGGAGCGCCTCGCATTTTGAACAGCCGGCCATTACTTCGCCCCCCTAAATCCGTCCGACTCCCGCATCGTGCATTGCAGCTCGAGGCGACCGGGGTCATTGCGCACCGGGACGGCCGCTACAATTTCGAGCGTCTGGAATTCCCCGGTCTCGTGCTCAAAGCGGACCCGCTGGCCCGTGCGGTAGCCCGTGCGGTAGCGCACGACGACCGTTACGTCCTGGGCCGCTTCGATCTGCGCCGCGGCCAGGTACTTCGACCCGCGCGCGTGCAGCACGTCCGCCCACACGGTGCGCCAGTCCTGCCACGTGGTTGTGACCTCGCCACTGGCCGACTGCGCCTCAACGGGCCGTTGCACCGTGACGCGGTGCCGCAGGCGTCCGGCTCTCATAGGATCGATACCCGCAGCGGCCGGAGCAGCGCAGCGGCCCCGAGCGGCAACTCGGTTGCCGTGGTGCCGACGACTGTGTCCTCCCGGTGCTCGTACAGGCTCGCCAGAATGAGGGCCATCGCTTGGTAGGCGGTGCGTGGGAGCGGGTCGTCGTCGGGACTGGTGCCATCCGTAGGGCCCGCGGTGTAGTGGATCCGCACCGCCCCGACCTCGCCGCGCGTTGCCGGGTAGATCGCTTGATACGCGCGCCGGATGGTGGGGGCGGTGGGATTGTCGTCAAACACGTAGAGCGTCGGGTCGAGCGTTTGCACGACTCCGTCCTGGTCGACGTACTCGACGGACGAGACCGCCCGCACCGGTAGGACCTTGAGGGGCAGCACGTCCGCCAGGTAGTCCGCCCGCTGCTCATACGTGGAGGCGATGAACGCGCGGCCGGTGAAATTCTCGGCGTGCTGGCGCGCGGCGGGGATGAGGTCGGCGATAAGCGCGTCGTCCTCGTGCGGGGGACTCTCCCCGTACCCGTCGACCCTGCAATGGCGGTACGCCTCTTGCAAGGTCATGACCTCGGAGACTGCCGTTACGGTGCGCTTTAGATACGTCGTCACTGTTCGCCCCTCGCAAAAACGAACGTGCCGATATCCTCACGCCCGCAGTCCTGCTCCATTGCGTTGTGCTCGACCATCAGGAACCCCTGCGCCTCCATAAACCACCGGATGCCCTCCGGCGTAAAGTACCATACATGCTCGTCGCGGCGGAAATGCCGCGACCGCAGGACGTGCTCGGGACCGCGGAAAATCGGGCAGCTCACGAACGCATAATACCGGACGTTCGAGAGCAGCGCGCGGGGGTCGTGGATGTGCTCGAGCGAGTCCCAAAACGTAGCCGCGTCGACGGGCCCCGCGTACGGATCGCACCACCTACCGGTGCCTTTGAGCCAGGCCACCGCCTCGGGGTTGACGTCGAACCCGCGCGTGCGCGGCCGGTCCTCCACAAAGCGTCCGCCGCCGATGCCGACGTCGACCGCGTCCCCGTTGAAATATTCACCGACGAGGCCGAGGCGGGCGGCGGTCAGAGCATCCCCCGCGGGCGTGCGGTCCATCGCGCGATATCGGTTCCAGTAGTCGGCGTCGTAGGGGGCCGCCTCGGGCGGTACCGGGTAGTACCCCACCCCGACCTCGGGGTACCACCGCAGCCGGTCAGCTTGCAAAGAATCGAGCAATTTTCGCCTCCACGTCGGTTATGGTTTTGTCGCAGGCGTGGGCAGGCGTCGTGCACATGCAGAACGGCTCCGGCATCAGGCCCGTAATCGCGGACGTGTCGACCCTGCGATCGAAAATCCGTTGCGGGCCATTGTGGAACCCCCACCCCCCGTAAATCAAGAGCATGCGCTGCCGATACGCAAGAGCCGCCGGCACGAGCCACCCGACTCCGCCGATTACCGCCGCGGCGCCTGCCACGAGGCCGAGCAGGTCCGGCAGCACGAGCTCGCCCGCGTGGTACCGCATGTCCGCCGGTGGGAGGGGGTCGAGTGCCCATTCCTCGCCCGCCTTGAGGTCCGCCACGCTTACCACGGCATACCCGGCCGCCCGCGCCGCCTCGGCCGCTAGGGCGAGATACTCGGGGCGGGGGTTGCGGGAATCCGCCCGCCACTCCGCCCGGATGGTAGCGGGACGGATGACGACGTACCGTTCGGGTAGTCCGCTCGGGGGCGATACCGCGGGGCCCGCCATATCGAGCGCCGCGGGGGCGATACCGAGGCCCGCGCATAGGCTCTCGAGGATCGTTCCCCCGCTCGGGGCGTAGTGCCAGCGGACGCGTTCGGCGCCAGGCGGCGGGGCGTGCCACCGGTGCCCGTGCATTCCGGCGTTTTTGGCCTGCGTGCGTAGGCGAACGTTCGGGTGCCGGACGGGCCGCACGTGCGGGAGATCCGCGTATAGCTGCGGCCACGAGGTCACGAGGTACACGTCGCGGTCGCGGTGGTACTCCCGCAGTACCGCTCGCTGGTACAGGTTGTCCCCCAGCCCGTGCATGCCGTCAATCAACAATGGATTCAAGCTCCGCCCCCGGAAAACAATCAAGGGCGGTCGCCCTCGACGCGTTGATAACCTCCACCCCCTCCGCCGCCAGATCCGCCGCCAGGGGCCGGAACGCTGCGACCCACTGCTCGTAAGGGCTGGGCACATTCATCCGGCCGGGGTGGTCTCCGAACCAGTGCGAGCGGCCCGCGGTGCGTTGCATGTCGAACCCGAGGAGCACGATGCGGCGGGCGCCGGCATGATAGGCAAGGTTTATGGCTTGATACCCGCTGTTCCCGCCCTCGTTGATGACCGCGGGGTCCCGGTTCAAGCCGCGGCCCTTGTCGCTACGGATCCATTCCAGCCCGTAGCGCGCGGCGGCGGCCTCGTCCCGGGTGACTAACCGCGCGCCTTGGGCGGCCTCCCGCGCCCGCGCTTCGTGGGCGTCCCACCATCGACCATCACAGGCGTAGAGGACGTCGAGGCGGGGGGCGATGCGATAGGCGTCGTTGATACCGACGAGGCGCCATCCTCGGCCGGCTGCGTGCTCGCAATCTGCGGCGGTAAGGCTGGGGCCGCCTGCGATGATGCAGGCGGTTGCGCCGGCCCACTGTCCGGCGAACTCGGCTTTTTTAGCTCGAGGCCCTCCCGCTTTGCCGCGCTCGACGCTTCCAGCTGCGCCGCGCGCCGCTCGGTAACGAGGATGATATCCCCGGGCCGCTTCGACCCCTCCTCGCCGATATAGCGGGCGGTGACGATCATTTTCACAGGTTGCATGGTTGCTCCCAAAATAAAGGGCGGGCCCCCCTTGCGAGAGGCCCGCCCCGTTACGCTACGCCGCGGACATGTCCGCCGCTGCGGTCATCTTACAGCGTGCCCTTGACGAGCGCGGTCGGGCGGAACACGGTGAGCGCAAGACGCTCCTCGGCCAGAATGGCGACCATGTTCTTGACGAAAAAGTCGCTATGCTGCTCGGCGACCCGGATGGTGGCCTGCTCGCGGTCCCACAGTTGGGCGGCCAGCGTGAAGGCACCGACCAGGAAGCTGCCGGCGGTCATGCTGTTCGTCGGCACCACCGGACGGCCCCACACGCGCGGTGCTTGCTGCGCGCCCGGGTCCCCGAACAGGTAACGACCGGTGGTGTCCTTGAGCAGCAGGATACCGGTCCAGTCCGCGTGATTCAGCACCGCGCCATCGGCGACGAACTCGCTGCCGGTCGTGACCTGCAGGAACGCGCGCAGCAGGGTGTCGAGGGCCTGGTCGCCGGTGGTGGCGCCAGTGTAGGCGGTGGCCTGGTTGATGAGGCCATCCAGCTTGCCGCCGGTGCCGTCGCCGTTGAGGATCTCGTCCTCCTCCTCGAGCTTCATCCCGTACGTGAGGCGGCCGTCAATGTAGCCGCGCAGCATGCCGGCATCGGCCAGGACTTGGCGCGACGCGGGGATCCAGTGGGCCAGCGTCACCACCGCGGCGGTCGCCAGCGTGAAGGTGATCGCCGACTCATTCTTGGCGACGTTTTCCTTCGCGGGGCTGGAATACTGCGGGCCCGCGTTGTTGGTGAAAACGTTTTCTTTCGCGTACTCGATGAGGTTGCTGTCGGTGGTGCCGACCGGGATCAGCGAACGGATGGTGAGCAGGCGTTCCGCCGGCGTGACGATGCCGCCGAGGCGATCGGACGGGACGAGCGGCTGGTTCTGGCCGGTGGCGTTGATGATCGCGGTTTTGTGGAAGCTGCCGACCTGCACCGCGTCAATTTCGCGCGCGCGGCTGCCCAGCGCAAGGGCCGCCTTGAACTCGTCCGAATCGGACACCATCGCGCCGAGGCTCTTGACCTCGCGCGGGTCCGGGGCGTTGCCACGGTGTGCCAGTTTCTGTTCGACCTCGAGCAGTCGCTGCTGAACTTCCGCGGACTTTTCGCCGAGCTTCGTGAGCTCTTTGTTCGTGTCGCCGACCAGGGTGCCGATCGTTTTGACCTCCTGCAGCGCGGTCTCGAGTTTCTCGCCGGTCTGCTCGCGGACTTCCTTGAGGCCCTTTTTCAGAGTCTCTTGGAGCGCTTCCAGGTCCTTCACTTCGATGTTTCCGACGCACAGGCCGACGATTGCGGCCGCCGCGGGATCCGCGCCGAAAGCCACCGACGCGAACAGGCCGAGGATTGCGCCCAGGCCCCAAAGGAATTTACGTTGCATGATGTGTACCTCTCACAGGATTTTGAATTCGGCCATCGCTTCGGCCAGCTTTTGCGCTACCTGCTCCGGGGTGCACACGTCCCGTGTGTCACGGTCCAAAGCTTTGAACCCTTCCGAGGCGATCGCCTTGGCCTGGTTCGCCGAGTAACCCCCCACGTCCCGCAGGAAGGTCTCGAATTCTCGAGGCGTGCGAATATCCGCCGCCTTCACTCCGGAGATACCGGCCGCCGGGTTCATCCCGAACGTTACGACCGAGATCTCCCACAGCTTAAGCGCCTTCAAAGAGCGGATGCCGCTCTTGAGGACCTCCGCCCCGCCGGCCATGACGTCGTAGCCGATCGACATTCCGCGCACGCTACCGGCTTTCATGTGGGCGTGCGCCTTCCGCGCCTGCGGGTCGTCGAGGACCAGTTGCCCGGAAAAATACAGGCCGGCGTCGTCCTGCTTCACCTCGGCCACCCCGAGGGGGGAGTCGCTGCGGTGCTGCCACAGGACGACGACCTTGCCGTCACCGTTCTTTACGAACTCTTTGAACGCCCCGCGCTCGATGACGTCGCCGCCGAGGTCGACGTTCCCGAAGACGCTGGCGTAGCCCTCGAAACTCCCGGAGTCCCCGATCGCTTTGAACTCGGTCGGCGCGTGAAGCGTTTTCATTTTCCTGCCCCCTGCGGCGGTTGCCCGATTTGGGTTGTCCCGATCATGTTGCTTTGCACCGTGTAGTCGTCCATGCCCGGGGCATCCGACCGCGGGCGGTTCTCACTCGCGCGGGCCTCGTTGCGCGAAATTACACCATTCTGCAGCAAAACGGAATAGAGACCCGCGCGGCTGGTCGAGTCTGCCCGCAGGAGCCCGTCGACGTTGAACCGCAAAAGGATCCGCCCGCGGTCTTTCTCGGGCAGGAGTTTACGAACGGTTTGCTCGTAACGGACGAAATACGGGAGCAGCGTGTACTGCACGAACTCAAGGGCCTGTTGCTCGATGTTGGAAAACGTGGCCCTGTCCAGGTCCGCGATCAAATGCGGGGGCACCCGGTACCAGCGCGCGACCTCCGTCACCTGGAATTTCCGAGTCTGCAGAAATTGCGCGTCCTCGAGCGGCATCGTGATCGACTGGTACTCCATGCCGCCTTCAAGCAGCTGCACTTTGTGGCTGTTGGTGAGGCCCGACCACATTTCCGCCAGCAGTTTGCGGGCGGTCTCCCGCTGGTCGTCCTTTAGCCAGTCTTTGCTTTTGATGATGCCGGCGGCCGACGCGCCCTCCTTGAAAAACCGCGCTCCGAAACTCTCGGTCGCCAGGGCCAGGCCGAACGCCTGCCGCGCCATGCCCACCGGGGACAAGCCGACGAGGCCATTACCGAACCCCTTGAGGTGCCACACGTCGTCGGTGTTGAGCCACTCGTTCCCGCGCTTGTAAGCGAGGCGGCCGTCGCGCACGTGCGGGACGATCGCGTCGTCCGGTTGTACCGAAATAACGGACCCGTCGAACCGGCGCCGGCTGATGTGGGCGTACGCATTGCCGCACAGGCCGAGCCGGAGCATTTGCGATTCCCGGAGCTCTTGGCTGGTCATGTCCGGATTCGGCATGTCGATCAGCACCGCGCCGAGGTCATGGTCGATCTTCGTCATGTTGCCGTTGCTGTCGCGCTCGTAGAACGCCCACGGGAGCGACCCCACGGTCTCCGAGAGAACCCGGTTGCAGCTGAACACGGCGGAAACCTGAAGCGCCGTTTGCTCCGTCACCAGGACGCCCGCGTCGTTGCGGTGGCCGAGGAGGCGGGCCACCGCGTCGTGATCCGTGAGCGCGTGGGTCGTGCCGCCCAGCGCTTTCGAGGCCGCCCAAAGCGCCGCCCGCTGTACGATACTCAAACGACCGCTTTTTTCAGCCATGAATCAATACCCTCGTCGACGGGGTCCTCTGCCATAGCGCGGGACATTGCCATAATCGTGGCGACTGCGCCATCTATTTTGTTCTCCGGCCGCTCTTTCGTCGGGCTATACATGTCCTTTTTCGCCACCTTGCCGACGACGTTGGACATGCACCACGCGGTGATCGGGTTGCCGTCGTGGTGGAACCGGCCGTCTTTCAAGGCCGCGGTTATGTCGTCCATTGGCACTGCGAAGTTCCACGGCTTTTGCTGGAACTCTACCACCGCGACCGAGTCCCCAGCCGCCTCGCTTACCTTGTTCGCCAGGTGCGTGGCGTTGAACGGGTCGAAAATGAATTCCCCCGCGTTCGTGGCTTTCAGGTCCTGCTTTACCTGCTCCACGATGACGTCGTAGTCGATCGTCGCGCCCTCGGTGGCGGTCAGCCACCCCTCGATGACCCACCGCCGGTAAAGGTGCTGATTCGCCGCTCCGGGTTCCTCGATCGTTTCCTCGGGCAGCCAGTACCGGCCGAACAGGTAGTAATGCCACCGCCCGTCGAGCAGCCGGCGGAATATCGTCTGCTCTGAGGCAAGGTCGGTCTTTGACGCCAGGTCGACCGATATGAAGCACTCCGCGCGCTCGGCGATGAGCTCGTCACGCGCAAGCGCCGGGTCGGTGGCGGCCTTCCACAAGGGGGCACTCATCCAGGCGGTTTTAGCGTTACACCACTCGTTGAGGTGTTTCGTCCGGAACCGCGTTTGCTGGTCCGGGTTGAGCGTGGCCTGCCGCTGCTGGGCCTCGAGGAACTCCCCGTCGACCGACACCCCGAAATTCGGATTTGCCTTGCGCAGCACGGCCGGGTCCGTCCAGTCGTCCTCCGCGTCAATGCTGTACATGAGCGCGAACAATTCGGGGTTATCGAGCACCCCGTCGAGCACTTTGCACGCCTGCTCCCGCTTGGCGTAGCACGGGCCGCCGGTGTTATACCCGGCCGTCGTAATGATGAGGAGCAGCGGTTGCTCGCGCGCGCCCATGCCGGTGATGAACGTGTCGACCATGTCCGGCGTGTCGTGCTCGTGGTACTCATCCACGATGCCGCACGAGGGGGACGCGCCGTCGCCAGGCTTGCCGATGACCGGCTCAAAGCGAGACAGGTCGGACGGAACAGAAAGGGCCTTTGCCCACGCCTCGGCGCCGGTGGCCTCCTGCAACTCGGGGCACTGCTCGAGCATTTGTTTCGCCGGCCGAAATACCTCCCACGCCTGCTTTTCCGTGGTGGCGCCTGCGTACACCTCGGCGCCATGCTCATCGTCCCCCGTGAACATCCACAAGCCGATGCCCGCCGCCAGGACCGACTTACCGTTTTTCCGGGGGATCTCGAGGTACGTTTCCCGGTAGCGCCGGGTGTGGTCTCGCTTGCGCAGCCACCCGAAGATATTGACCACGATAAAGCACTGCCAGGGCTCGAGGTGGATCCGCTCGCCGCCCTTCGCCCACTTGCCTTTTACGTGCGATAGCTGCTCGATGAAAGCACAGACGCGCTCGCCCTCATCGTCCGAAAAGTAGTAGGGGAAGTCGGGTTGTAGCTGGGCGTCGAGCTCCTCGACGAACCGTTTCGCCGCGGCCTTTACCCACTTGCCGGCCGGCACGCTCCCCGCCAGCACGCCCCGCGCGTATTCCTCCGCTGCGTCGACGTGGGGCGCCTCGGACGTCATGCGGATTTTTTGACGATGCCCGCGAAAGCGTTTTTCGGGGCCGCCTTCGCGGGGCCTTTCACTTTCGACCGGGAGGCGGGAGACATGCCGAGCTCGCCGAGTGCGGCCTGCAGCCTGGCGATTTTGCCGGCTTCCATCTTCGTTCCCTTGGAGCGCATTTCCGCCATGAGGCGGGCCGCTATTTCAAGTGACTGCCGATCGGATTTACAGAGGACCCCGGCGTGTGCGCAGTCGACCAGCTCATCCCACACCACGGCCACATCGACCGGTAGATCCTGGGGGCGGTCGCCGAGCGGTTCGCCTCCGGTAACTTCGTCCTCGCGCTCGCGGCCCCTCGCCGGGTCCTTTTTGAACGCCCCCCGAGATTCCAAAATAGCGGTCGGTAATCTCGGGCGGGCCATAATTTGCGCCTATCGGGGTCGGGGCGGTCAATAGGAAACTTTAATTTTGCGGACACGAAAAACCTTCTT